ATAGCGTTAAATTAGTCAATGCGCGTTATACAGAAAGGAAGGTTTCTGAATTTGTAGAATCGTGTCGTCGTGGCGAACCTTGCCACATTGACTGTTGCTACAAAGTCGTCCCAAAGCATGAGATGCATTATGCGGATGGTTCAATTGGATCCGTGGATAGTGTGAATCTTAAGGTTCGTGAGTTTTATATATCTCACGCAACTGTAATATGTTTGGAACGAGTCTTCTTTCTGTATCGTCATTTGATACAAAGAGGTAATGTAATACGAATTGGCATGACCTGGTTTTTTGGTGGTGCGCAAAAGTTTTATGACTATCTGAATGAAGTGGAAGATAATCCTACTTGTGATGATGGTGACTTTAAGAAAATTGATAAGACAATTAAGGCAATTTTAATGTCTTTACATATTAATTCAGGTGTTGTTTATCTTGATTTGGAGAGAATGACGCCAGAAAATGTGCGTTTGTACAAGTGTGCTTTGAAGGTGCTTGGACATATACGTGTTGTTAAAGTCACTCGCCTTGATGGAAATCGTTGGGTCGTTGTTAGCGGCTCAATGCCATCGGGAGTGTTTGATACAAGTGATGGAGATTCGTGGATAGTTTATTTGCTTGTGTGCTTGTGGATTGAGCACATACGCACAATAGATCCGGATCGTACTAAGATTCTGGATCGACTTTTGCCTAGTCAATTTAGGCCAGCGATCTATGGAGATGATCATTTGTTTTCCATAGGTCGAAAACTCCGTCAGTATATGGATGAATGGGGTTTTGCAAACTATGTTGAGGAATATTGGGACATGAAGATACGTTCTATACGTGTTGGGCTCCCGCTACTTACAACTATTAAGAGAGATGCTGCGACATCAGAGGGTGCTTTGTTTTTGAAGCGTAATCTGATATTGCGACCAAAACATCTTCCTGATATTTGTGCAAAAGTAGTTGCGTGGAAGCCAGCGTGGTATCATTTTGTTCGGATACCGTATTCCTCTAGTGGACAGATATCAAATTCACGGATAATTTGTTCAATAATAGGTCATGCTTGGGATTCGATGGGTACGAATTTAACCGCCTATCGAGAACTTAGTTTCATACATAATGAGGTAATGGGACGCCTCCAGTTAACTGAAGACTCACTTCGTGCGATGATACAAGAAGAGTACAGGAATGAACGCGTTAAAACCAAATTGTTGAAGAAGTTAGGTATTCCCCTTGAATGCTTTTATAAGTTTCCTACTATGGCGGAATTGATAGCGTATCAGGTTCCTACTGAGCGCTGTAATTTCGAGAAAGATTATACTTTAGCATTCGGGGAAGAAGCATCCCGTTATGATGATTTAGTCGGGTTATATGATTATTGATCGTGAGACGCTGTAAGTGGAGTAGCGATACAATA